AAAACAAGTTGGGACACATTGAGTTATACTCTACTACAAAGTCACAATGTATATCAGCATATTCATGCTGTACAGGAAGCTAATCGTAGATATGAAACAGGTGTAGTTCCAAAGATGATTGTTCATAAATTTGAGGGTGATAAATTTTTTACAAGTTTAGTTGATGAAATTTTTTCTAAGAAAACTAAACAAGAATCTATTGATTTGATTAATTATCACGATACTTACTGGAAACAATTTCAATCAGGTAGTCAAGGTATAAGTGGTAAAAAAACTGTTAATGCTATGACTATGTTTGATAAATTATTTGATGTTGTAGAAGATGAGCCGGAATTTGATGAAGTCATCGAGGACAGCGATGATGCTATATTAGAGGTTTTAGGAGATTAATATGTATAAACAGCGAATTGCTTTTTTAGAAGATAGTTTACGTTTGGTTGACGAACGTATTGAACGTGTTAAAGGTACTAAGGATACTAGTTCATTACTGGATGAAAAGACCAAGTATCAAAAAGAATTATCTAACATGCGTAAACTTCAATGGGAACATGACCATGAAACAGTAGACTTTGATGATGACCATTAATCCAATTATGTCAGTAGACACCGAGAGTAACATTACACTAAACTCCAACACAACAGAAATGTTGCGTGTTGCTAAAGATGGTTTCTATGTTCGTGGTGTTAAAGTACCACAAGACGAAAAAGAAGCCGAAGCAGTATATAAAACTTTTCATCAATGGCTCACATGGGCCGCATTAACTAGGAATTATTAAATGACTCAAGAAATGGAACAAGTAGATTTCGAACATTTGCAAAAACGTGTTCGTGTTCGTAACAATGCTGAACGAATGATTTTCGTTACATTTCAAAAAGAGGGTATTCATATGTACCCGCAGGCTGCAACAGACCCTAGCTTGGCAACAGGCGATGAGTATGATGTCAGTTTTCTAGGAACTCCGCATCGTCACATCTTTCACTTTGATGTGTCGATTCAAGTATTTCACAACGACAGGGATATTGAGTTTATTCAATTTAAACGCTGGTTAGAGAACCTCTACAAAGGCGGCATACTTGAATTAAATCACAAGTCTTGTGAAATGATTAGTGATGACCTCTATGAGCAAATCGCTACTCGGTATCCCAATCGTAAAATTGTAATCACTGTTTCAGAAGATGGTGAGAACGGCTCTACGATTACTTACTTTATTCATAAACCTTACCAATCACTCGCTATTTAAAGGAAATATAAAATGGCAAAGCAACAATTTCAACCTAACAGCCGCGTTCGTCAAGTCTTTGAGGACCTAGAAAAGTATCTAGAGTTCTGCGTAGAATACGGATATCGTTATAATGAGGCTGAACTTTACAACCCACGTAGTTATGTGTATCGTCAATACACAAAACTCATTAGTGGTAAGTTTGTAAAAAATCAATGGATTGAAAACAGCAAACCCCCACAACATGCGTAAACTGTATTACATGGGTCTTGAACCCTACAAAGCACGATATACTCTGCAACTGCAAGAGTGGAATGAACGTGTCTTTAAACGGCGTGGCATCAACTATGTTATCGTTCCCGGCGAAACATTAAGTAATGACCAAGCTATCGTTACGGGGCAAGTATTAGATGCTCATGGTCGCACATATTTTGGTATGTCGCAACTAATGAATCTAATTCGTATGATGAAACAAGGAGAACTGAACAGTGAAGATGTTATCTATTTCGAAGACATGTTTCAGCCTGGTATCGAAAGTCTCCCATATATTCTTAACCAGATTGACGTGGGTAGTAGGCCTCGCATTTTTGTGCGTTGCCTTGCTCAATCCATTGATCCTGATGATTTTGTACATGTATGGGGCATGTCTGAGTTTATGGGCCATTATGAAAAGATGGTGGACAGTTTTGTTGACGGAGTACTCGCTACTAATGAAGAAATGGTAATGCATATGAAGATTGCAGGTTGGCAAAGTCCAATCTACAATATCAGTGGATTAGCATTTGGTAAAGATGAAGTGCAATCACGTGTTGCAAGTATTACACCCTTTAGTAAACGCAGGCATCGTGTTGTATTTTCAGCACGTTGGGATCAGGAGAAACAACCTGACTTCTATATGGACCTTATTGAAGGTTGGTATCAACGTCATCCAAACAAGTATGTTGAGTTCTGTGTATGTAGTGGTGGTAAACTTAAATCAAATAACCAAAACTATATGCTACGAACTAAGTGGTTAGAGTCTAAGAGTCTATTAACAATCTATGAGGATTTAGAAAAGAATGATTATTATAATATTGTTAATGAATCTCGGGTTGTGTTCAATTGCGCTTTACAAGATTGGGTTTCGAATACGGTCAGCGAAGCAGATGCTCTTGGCTGCAATGTGTTGTATCCTGCATATCGTAGTTTTCCTGAAACTTTTGCCAATGACCATACAAGACTTTATGTTCCTTGGAGTATAGAAGATGCATTGGATAAATTAGAAAAGTTGTTAGAAAAACCTAGCGAACATTTAGGAAAGATAAGTACCCGTAATGATAGCACGATTGATAGAATCTGTGATATACTTGAGGGACAAGGTGAAAGCATGTTACGTATGACTACAGATTATCGTAAGCATACAAGAGAAAGTAAATTTTAATTTTTAAGGAAAAACTATGTCAAATAAACTAAGCAAACTAAACAAAGTAAACGAATCATTTACTATTAATCGATATGACAATGGCTTTGTGATTGAAGTAAGTGGTCGTGATAATGACAACGATTGGAAGACTTCTAAAATTCTTTGTACTACTGAAGATGAATTGTTTGCAGTAATCAAAGAAGCATTGGCAATGGAACTGGATAACTAAAATGGCTACCTGGGAACTATCAACACTTTGGAAAAAGAGTGCCATTGAAAAACAATTTTGGTACAAGGATGGTCAAGTTGCTATTCGTACTGAAGGATATCGTTGGGGCACGTTTACTATTGAATCGGATGAAATGCCAGATATTGATTTGGCAGGAAACGATGAATTTGAACTTGATGGCGATTGGGAACTAGTATCACTAGATGATGGATGTTGGGCTGAATGGGAATGGCCCAGTGACATGGACGATGAAGAACAAGAACGTCTTGAAGAAATTTGGGACGAAAACTATTTTGAAGGGCTTGAAGAAGAAGGCTGGTCACAAGATGATACAGAATATTACTTCCAAGGTCCTCTTAAATTGGTTAACTTGGATACTGGTGAAGAATTCACTGGTGAAGAGGATGAGAAAGAAGACAAAGAAGCTATTTCAGAAAATACAGAAAAGGCATCAGTAGCATGGCCTTTCCCTATCACTGATAAACCATAAACTCATAACATTAAGGAGACTACTATGAGCGCACACGAAGATATTAAAACACACATGGCTGACTATGAAGCCGAAAGTGAAAAGTTTGAAAAAGGTAATGCATCTGCCGGTACACGTGCCCGCAAAGCACTAGCTGAATTAGCTAAAGCAGTTAAGGCTCGCCGTAACGAAATTACTGAAACTAAGAACTCACGTGCTGAAGAAAAAGCAAAAGCTAAGTAAAAGTGATAAATAAACTTGTAAGCTACACAAAGGTAGCTTACATTTCAAAACAAAAACCATCACAAAGGAAGGTTATCTATGAGTTATAATAAAACAAAAACAGACCCTGAGTTAGGTCAAAAAGTACATGAACATTTAGTTAAGATGGGAGTTGAAACTCCTACCATACCTAATAGCATGGATCGCAAAGATAAAATTGATAAGATTGAAAGTCATTTTACCGAGATTATGAAAATCATAGGATTAGATTTGTCCGATGATAGTCTAATTGAAACACCAAAGCGTGTAGCGAAAATGTATATCAATGAAATCTTTTGGGGTCTAGACTATGAAGCGTTCCCTAAATGTACAACAGTTGACAACAAGATGCACTACAACGAAATGGTTGTAGAGCGTAATGTTAATGTTCAATCTAACTGCGAACATCATTTTGTGGTCATCGATGGATTGGCTACAGTAGCTTATGTCCCTAAACAAAAAGTATTAGGGCTTAGTAAGATAAACAGAATTGTAGAATATTTCAGTAAGAGACCTCAGATACAAGAGAGGTTAACAGAGCAAATTTTTCACACCTTACAGTATATCCTTGAGACAGAAGATGTTGCAGTTTTGATTGATGCACAACATTATTGTGTAAAGAGTCGTGGTGTAGAAGATACAGGTAGTTCAACTGTTACTGTTCGTTTAGGTGGCGGATTTAAAAGTGACCCTGCCGCACGTAACGAATTTTTGTCAATTGCAAGAATGAGTAAATAATGGGATATCTAAGGCGTTGGAATTCAGATGTACTCAATCAAGTATCAATGATGAGGTCCGAATTACTTAGTGTATACACTGATAGTTATGTTGCATGGGGATGCAAACAAGAACTATATAAAATTAAATGGTTAATAGATAAAACTCTACAAGAATCATCAACATATAGCGGTGAAGAAGAATGGCTTAAAGAACAACAGCAAAAAGAAATTATAGAAATTTTAAGAAAATGATATTTAATAAAATTAAAGAACTTAGAGAACAAGGTAAAAAGATAGGCATTACATTTAGTACATTTGACTTGCTACATGCAGGTCATATTGCCATGCTTAGTGAAGCAAAAAATCATTGTGATTATTTGATTGCAGGATTACAAACTGATCCAACCATTGATAGACCTGATACTAAAAATCATCCTATTCAAAGTATTGTTGAACGTCAAATTCAACTGAGTGCATGTCGTTATGTTGATGAAGTAGTTATCTATCAAACTGAACAAGATTTGGTTGACTTGTTATTGATTCTACCACTTAATGTTCGTATACTGGGTGTTGAATATGAAGGTAAACGGTTTACCGGTGATGATGCATGTTATACCCGAGGAATTGAAATTGTGTTCAATGGTCGTGACCACAGTTTTAGTTCAACTAGCTTACGTAAACGGGTGTATGAAGTAGAACATTCAAGGAAACAAAAATGACAAAACGAATTTTAATTATGGGATTACCTGGTGCAGGTAAAACAACATTAGCACAATGGATCGTTGATTATCTGCAACGTGAAGGTAAACGTATTGGTTGGCTGAATGCAGATGATGTGCGTAAAAAGTACGATGATTGGGATTTCAGCGAGGCTGGAAGAATTCGTCAAAGTAAGCGTATGCGTGACCTTGCAGATAGTATGACTGACATGGATTATGTAATCTGTGACTTTGTTGCACCATTAGCTGAAATGCGACATAACTTTAAAGCAGATTGGACTATTTGGGTAGACACTATTCGTGAAGGCCGTTATGCTGACACTAATGCAATGTTTGTAGAACCTGATGTTTATGATTTTCGTATCACAGAACAACGTGCTGAATGGTGGGGAGAGTTTATAGCCGCACACATATATGATAATCGCCGTAGACCTACATTTGATTGGAAAAAAGAAACAGTACAAATGTTAGGTCGTTGGCAACCGTGGCATGATGGCCATCGTGCTTTATTTGAACGCTTGATTAAGAAAACCGGACAAGTAATTATTCAAGTACGTGATGTTCAGGGATGGCAAGGAAGTAATCCTTTTGCTATTGAACAAGTTAAAAGTTTTATCCGTCGTGATTTAGACCCATTATATCAAGGGCAATATGAAATACAAATTGTACCAAATATTGTTCATATTGGGTGGGGTCGTGGCGTTGGCTACACTTCGGGAGAAGAAACCTTTGATGAAAGTATTACTAATATCAGTGCAACCAAAATCAGAAAAAGTTTGGGCATTGAATAAGTAATATTAGCGGTCTATGGCATCGTCCCGCTTTACAAATTCCGCCGCCTATGCTATAATTAACATAGGAGAAAATCATGGCACAAAAGTATTTCAGTACAAAAACGTACAATCAAATAGGTCCAGTAGCTTATCGTCAATGGCGTGCAGATAGTCATTGTAATTTAATTCATGGATACGCAATGTCGTTTCATTTTGAATTTGAAGCTGATACATTAGACGCACGTAATTGGGTAACAGACTTTGGTGGATTAAAGCCGCTCAAAGGTTTGTTAGAAGATTGGTTTGACCACACATTGTTAGTCGCACAAGATGACCCAATGCGTGATGAACTACTACGATTAGGTGAATTGAAATTAGCAAAAATCACAGAAGTTGAAAAAACAGGATGTGAAGGTATTGCTGACTTTCTGTACGAATATGTAAACACAATCTTTTTACCAAACTGTGGCACAGAAGAAGCTAAACGTGTGTGGTGTACACGTGTTGAAGTTCGTGAAACTGACAGTAACATGGCAGGTCGTCAAGGTCGTAGAGAGGACAATGAATTTAAGGACTAAACTTTGGCGCCTTTGGGCAAAAGCACTAGGAGAGAAAGCAGGTGATACGGATCAGGAAGCTGACCGTATTGCTTGCATTCGTACCATTATTGTGCTATCATACATAATCACAAACTGTTTTATTGTAGCAGGTGTTATTAAACACTGGAACTAATCAAAAGGTAAATACATGGAAGCACAAATTCCTGCAGAAGGCATTTATAAAAGACACGAATGGGGTGACGCAATCAGTTATGGCGTCACTTGCGAATGTTCAGATGACAGTCATTCACATGATGTTTGGATAGAAGCAGATGATACCGGAGTGAATGTAACAACATATACAACACAAAAATCTAAATGGTGGGAACTAAATCGTTGGCAAAAGATTTGGACATTGCTAACTAAAGGGTATATTGAGTATCAAGCAACTATCATTATGACCGAACAGCAGGCTCTTAACTATGCAGAAACATTAAAACGTGCTATAATAGATGTAAAACAATTTAAGAAAGAACGAAATGAGCAAAATAAAAGTCGCAGAGTTATTCTATAGTATTCAAGGTGAGGGTCGCTATATGGGTGTACCCTCAGTCTTTTTACGCACATTTGGTTGTAATTTTAAATGTGCAGGCTTTGGTATGCCTAGAGGAGTACTAAGTACAGAAGTTGAAACTATTTCTTTTGCTCACGCTAATACTCCCTTTACAAATTATAAAGACTTGCCACTAGTTAGTACAGGTTGTGATAGTTATGCTAGCTGGCATCCTGACTTTAAAGATTTAAGCCCAATGTTAGAAAGTGATGCAATTGTAAATCGCATCATGGAAATTCTTCCATACAATGAATGGCGTGATGAACATCTTGTTATTACAGGTGGTGAGCCATTGCTAGGTTGGCAACGTGCATACGAAGATTTAATCAGTAATCACAAAATGCGTGGGTTAAAAGAAATTACATTTGAAACTAACGGTACTCAAAAACTACAATCAGGGTTTAAAACATTCTTTCAAGAATGGAAGAAACCTCCTTTAGGTCTTAATAGCGATAAAGAAATAACATTCAGCGTAAGTGCTAAACTTCCATGTAGTGGTGAGAAGTGGGAAGAAGCAATACTTCCTGAAGTAGTATGTGAATATGAAGAAGTTGGTTATACTTACTTAAAGTTTGTTGTAGCAACAGACAGAGATAAAGTTGATGCGGAGATGGCAGTACATGAATATCGTAAAGCAGGTTTTAAAGGTCCTGTGTATGTTATGCCTGTTGGTGGTGTTGAACGGGTGTACAATCTTAATAATAGGCATGTGGCAGAAATTGCAATGCGAAAAGGATGGCGGTACAGTGATAGACTTCAAGTGCCATTATTCAAAAACGAATGGGGCACATGATGATGGGCGCTAATTATAAAAGTGGCCCGTTAGATGAAATGTTTTATGCCAAATCAATTGGTGCTCAGTTAAAGTTCACATGGTTACCGGTGACTTGTGCAATAAGTAAAAAACGTTTATGGTTAACATATGCATACAGAATGACTGCAATGTATAGAGATGGTACTGATTTAACTCAACCATTCATGGAGCATCGATGGTTTAGTAAAGAGGAATATATTATATGGAGGTTAAAGCAATGAATGAAAAAATAAAAGAAATAGCATTACAAGTTGGTGGTAGTCATTACCCTGAGGTAGGCGGAGAACTATTGCAAAAGTTTGCAGAATCAATTATCAAAGAATGTATTAATAGTGTCAATGATGCAGATATTCGTTCGATTGTATTAACTACCTTTGACAAATCACAATCCGATGCATGTAAACAACGTTGCGTAAAAAGTATTAAAGAAAAATTTGGTGTAATGTGAAAACATACGATAAACGAATTGGTTTTTTAGTTAGCTATCAAACATTAATACCCCATGGTGGTATTGGTCAATTTGCAAAAAGTTTTTGTGAGTTAATGGATAGTCATAATATTAAAGTTGATATTATTACTGACAAAGAACCTAAGGATAATGAGTTTGTTAAGTCACTGAAGGCTAACATAATTAGTCCCGATGAATCATTAGCATACACTACACATTCAGGTATTTTTATGTATGGTGATACATTCTGTTATGAGCGTATGGCTAACTTTCGTAATAGTATTATTAAAGCGTTAGAACATAATCTATATGATGCATTTATCTGTAACACATATGAAACTGTACAAGTAGCAAGTACAATGGGATTAGATGACTGTATTCAGATAATCGCTTATACTCATTTAGAGAGTCAAATCTTTAAAGATACAAAGAATCCTTTCTTAAACGCAACAAATGAAATGATGCGTAAACAATTAGAAATGAATTCATTGTATGTAGGAACGCAGAGTAAATTCAATCAACTATCAATAGATAAAGGTGCATGGCATCTTCCTATTCCAATTAGTGAACCTGCGCTACTAGAAGAACATCACAAACCACGTGAAGGTATATTGTTTGTTGGTCGATGGGAAGAAGGCAAGAATCCTGAATTGTTTTTAGAACTTATTGAGCAAACACAATTGCCTGCAAAAGTAATGACTAGTGTGAATGGTGCTAAAAAGTTTGAAGAAAGACTAAAGAAGATTGGTGTCCCTTATGAGATTCGTGTGGGTATCATTGGTCAAGAGAAAGTTGACTTTATGACTAGTGCTAGAATTGCTTTTAATCCTAGTATTGTAGAAAGTTATGGCATGGCATTTTATGAACAACATATTCAAATGCCTACACTTGTATTAGAAAATCAACGATGGACTAATAACTTTAACAGTAATTTCTTTTACACTTGTAATAAAAAGAATATGTCTGAGAAAGCAAAAGAGTTATATAACATTTTTGAAAAATCTGAAAGATGGTATAACTTGGGATCGTTACAACACGCACAAGACCAAGAAGCTATTGTCTTTCACAAATGGAATACATGCTTTAATACGTTTGAGCCAAAAGAATCAAATAGCAACACAGCTAAAATCTTAGAAAATACAACTGTAAAGTATAGTGAATATATTGAAGGATTGGGACGTAAATTAATTTGTATTGATGACGCACGTAGTGTATTGACAAACAAACACAAATATCGTATAATCTACACAGATAATGATACTTACTTATCTAAAGACCCTAGTTTTGAACCAGTTGAAGAAATATCAGGATTATCCCTATTTGAAGGACTATAATGAAAAAAATTTTAATTACAGGTAACAGTGGTTACATTGGCAGTCATCTTACTAAAATGTTAGAGACTGATTATGAGGTATATGGTTTAGATTTTCGTGCACCACAACACCCAGTTAAAAATCATTATCATATTGATATTAGAAAACAGTTTGCCGTTGAAGAAGAATTTGATGCAGTAATTCATTTAGCCGCACTAGTTAATGTGGGCGAAAGTGAAAAACAGCCATTGACTTACTACATTACTAACTTAAATGGTACAATGAATGTTATCAACAAAATTAAAACTAAAAATTTTATCTTTGCTAGTACAGGTGCAGCCAAACAATGTGAAAGTACTTATGGTGTAAGTAAACGTGCGGCAGAAGATGTTGTACGTGAATATTATACTCAACACAAACCTACACCATATACTATATTTCGATTTTATAATGTAATTGGCAGTGATGGTTATCAACCAACTAATCCTGATGGATTAATGTATAACTTAATGAAGGCACGTGAAGTTGGATACTTTACTATTAACGGTAATGACTATGATACAGTAGACGGCACATGTGTGCGTGATTATGTTCATGTTAATGAAGTATGTGATGCACTACGTACAGCAATTGAAAAGCCTGCAAATCAAATTGAATGCTTAGGTCATGGTGTTGGATATAGTGTAGGTGAAATTGTTAAGATGTTTAGGGAAGTAAATAACATTCCAAATATTGATTTACTTGCAAAAGTAGGCCCAAGAAGAAAGGGTGATATCGATTATTATGTATTAAAAGATGTATCACCCTATATGAAGAATCTCTACACTATGGAAGAGTTACTAAAAGTTTAATGCTTTAGTAAGAATGTACCTAATACACCATGTGAGTTTGCTGACAAGTCAGGCTCGCCTGGTGCTACAATAACATTATACTTAACTGGCACTTCTTTTTTACCACGATTAGTTTTTTGTTCCCACTCATCATAGCTTAGAATAGAGTTAGCACTAACGCCATACTCACTTGCCAATCTTTGTTTTAGTTCAGGTAATTTCTCTGGTACAACTTGCCACTGCCCAGCTTCACCTTTAATTAAATTACCTTTTTCATTTTTAACTAATAAGTCTTGGAACAACTCATCAGGAACAATACGGCTATTCTTTGTCTTTTCTAAATTAGGATCATTTGCCTTAACTTGTTTTTCTTGACTAGTATGTGCGCCTTCACTCCAGTTAATGATAAAGTTGTCTGGTTTTTTACCTAATGCCGCACCTGCCATTTTAGTGTATGCATAGAAATCTACATTGGGGAATTTGTCAGCTAATTTAAAAGCCAAATCCATGTACTCTGGGCTAAAGAAGTCACCAGCATCATGCCAACGAATACTTACTTTGTAACCACCCTTTTTACCATCACTTTCTTCTTTTGTAATTTCTGAACTTAATTGATTGAAGAAACCATCAGGATCATTTAATAAGTACGTTAAAATTTTACCATCGCTTTGCCAAGGTGCTTCATATTGAATCTTACCACCACCCATAGCAAAACAATCAATCTTACAACTACCTGCACCAGGACATGTGTTAACAATAATTAAATTATTTGTGTTCTCATCTAGTGCAATACCAACTAGTGCGGCAAAACCAATATTGAAGAATTGTTCTAATTCTCCATTACTGTGTTTCATTTTTTCATTTTGCTTTAATAACTTTTTAGGACGTTGTTTAAGAACAGCTTTAATTTGTTCTGGATCGTAACGTTTACCTTCTGGACTATAATACTTGATAGCACTACTACGGTGAATATATGGTAGTTTATATTTGTCTGTTTTTAGTTTACCAGACACATATTTTTCTTTACCCTTCTTATCTACTTTAACTTGACCTGTTTTTTTGTCAATGTCAGGTGTACCAACTGTACGTTTCATGTAGTCTTGGAATTCTTCATCACCAAAGTCACGTTGCGGGGCACTTAATTTTGTAGCTTCATCTAATCCTGACAATTCACGAATTCTATGTAATGTATTATCACTATTCATGTCTTCCCAATCAGAATGACTGATATAGAAATCACTGCTAGGATCATAGTACTTACCCTCTTTTTTGTCATAGTAAACAACTTTGCCATTTTTTGCATGGAAGGGTCCTTCTAATCCAGGACGTTCTGTATAGCGTTCGCGGTCAATGCTAGGTACTACAGAATACCCCTCATCTACATCTTCCTCTGGTCCAGGTTCTTCACCTTTAGCACTTTTAGCTAAAAATTGGTCAGGTGTCATTATGCTGACGCCTTTTGGAGCCCCGGGTAGTTTTGGCTCTGCGCCTTCGAATAATTCTTTAATGTTCATTTTTTAAGATTCCTAATTTTTTGTTCAGCAATCATTACTAATTCATGTAGTTCTTCAATGGATTCGCAATGCCATCTACGTAAACTTTTATTTATATTGCTATTTGGATCACGTGCTGTTTTGGCACTTGTATTGTGTTTCTTCATACCACGCATTCTAGCACAGAAACTCTTACGGCGTTTTGCGTCCTTACTACCTTTTTTAATCTTGCTTGGCTTTTTAGTTACAGCAGTTTGAATCTTACTACCAGGATGACTACGGCGATAGCTAGCTACACTCTTTTTACTCATACCACCTACACGTTTGTGATTGTGTTTTGACCAATTCTCGCCTTCATCTAGTTCTTCTTCCTCAATGTTAGGATTGCCAATTTGTTCGGCTACGCTATTCAATTTATCATTACTAACTGTAACAAAACTATACATCCAACCATCTAAACTAATACCACTATCTAATTGGTTTTTAATATGTACAGCATTTTTAATAATTTCACGGATCTCACCTTGGGCCATGCCATCAATCTGTTCATCTTCCATAGCATAACCTTCAGTAACCTTTTTAGGGTAACCGGGTTTTGGTTTGCAATTGCATTTTCCAGGTTTGCATGTGCAACCCTCCATGCCACATTGTGGGCAAATCTTGCTAGATTCTGTAATAAATTCGTTAATTCTCATAGCGGTATCCGTAAATAGTTGACTTTATTGCGTAGGTATGCTACACTGTATATATTATTTATCACTTTGGACTTATATGCACTCTTTTGATATTACTACTAAACGTGTTGGTTTTGCTTGTAAATGGGCAGAAATCAATAAAAAAGGTGAGATAGCCAGTGTTGAGGGACTTAACACGGGCGGTACTACAATGGCGTGGGCAAAACGCAATAGTCGTAGTGTAGTAGAAGAAAAGATTATGGATGTTGCGAAAAACAACATTATGAATACACACAATCTTGTTAAACGTGTTAGCACTCTAGAACCCAGTCTACGTATGGTTCGATTGACTAGTGATATGTTTAGTTTTTATACGCATGAAGACTATCGTGACTTTTGGAAATCTACTGATGTACAAAACAGTTTAGAACGTTGGATGGCTCCAATTGGTGAAACTGCACGTGCCAATGATGTACGTCTTAGCTTTCATCCTGACCAATTTGTTGTTTTAGCAAGTGACCGTCCTGAGGTAGTAAATAAGAGTATAGAGGAGTTTGAATATCATGTCGATATGGCCCGTTGGATGGGGTACGGTAAACAATTTCAGGACATTAAAATCAATGTCCACATCTCGGGTCGAGCCGGTCCCCAAGGTCTTAAAGATACCCTCAAACGCCTTACCCCCGAAGCAAGAAACAGTATCACAATCGAAAACGAAGAAATCAGCTGGGGACTTGACTCAACCCTTGAACTCGCAGAGGATCTCGCTTTGGTCTTAGACATTCATCATCATTGGATAAAAACAGGAGAATATATTGAAAGTAACGATAGCCGTATTAAAAGGATTATTGATAGCTGGCGCGGTGTTAGGCCTACTATACATTATTCCGTCAGCAGGGAAGATGTACTTACGGGCCATACCAAACACGGACGCCCCTCTCTTTCGCCCCTCTTAGAAAGTGGACACAACAAACAAAAACTACGAGCCCATAGCGACTACTACTGGAATGAAGCAGTCAATGAGTGGGCAGTAACGCACAATGAGTGGGCTGACGTAATGTGCGAAAGCAAGGCTAAAAATCTTGCCAGCTTTAAATTATATGAAACATACATTAAAAAATCACATACCGGTAATTCCTAACTTTCCTAAAGCGGGAATCAATTTCTTAGATATCACTACGATTCTTTCTAGTCCAACACATTTTCAATATTGTATTGATATGTTTAAGGAACAAGCAAAAGGATGCACAAGTATTGTAGCAATCGAAAGTAGAGGATTCCCGTTTGGTGGTGCAGTGGCAGACCAACTACACTTACCTCTTATTCTTGTTCGCAAGAAAGGTAAATTACCGGGTGAGGTATACACTATTGAATATAACACAGAGTATAGTGTAGATACATTACAGATAAAGACACATAGTCCAGTTGGTAGTTTGCCCTTCATCATTGATGATTTACTTGCTACTGGTGGAACTATTACTGCAACTGGTAATTTGTTAAAAAACAATTTTACTGTTGATGAAGTAAAAGCGGGTACAGTTATCAATCTAACATTCTTGCCCGGAGAAAAACTACTAAGGGATAATAATATACTATATACTAGTATAGTGGAGTATGATAATGTTTGATAAAATTAAAAATTTATTTAGTAAAAAGCCAGAAGTAGAGGCGCCCAAGCCTGTACAGGAAAAGAAACCACGCAAGCCTAAGGAAAAGAAGGAAGAGACTACTTCAACTGACAAAGACAAAGCCAATGCTGATGGTTTGCCTTATGTTAATATCTTAAAAATGGAAATTGATCCATATGATATTAACACGGGTGCATTTGAATTAGATTGGAACGATAAATTCGTATTGAATTTGATTAGGGCAGGGTATAAACAACGTGATGACGATACTGATACCATCATTGTTGAAAGATGGTTTCAAACGGTTTGCCGAAACGTAGCACTTGAACTCTATGAGCAACAGCAAGCTGATCCTGAGAATCGGGCAATGGCTACGGATATGCGTGTGGTCAGACAGCGTGATTTGGGCGGTGGACGAACAGAAGTTAGTTGACAATAAATCCATTTGGGTATATAATGTCTATACCTACTAAGAAAGTAAGTAATGGCAGCTATACCCTTCAATACATTCAAATCCTCATGTGAGGAACGCGGTTACACGGAACGTGTTTATGAGGAACAAAATAACTGCGTACTTTACACTAACAATGGTGTAAAGTGTGAGATTAAAAAGAATCACTATACAATAGGATGGCTTGCACGTCCTGAAGATGTAGCCGAAATGCGTAAGCAACTTTTGGCACAGGGCTTTACTGAGAAAATAGGCAAGCGTAGCGAACGCAAAGATGCCAAAGACTTTATGAACATTCCTTTTGATGGGGATGTACTTGAAAACTTTTGGATCATAGTTGGTACAATTGAAGCTATTGAAACTATTGTACGCAAGGTACGTGGTCAAGCAATTAAACCCATTCCACGTGAAGTAAGTGAACGTAATATCTTTGAAAAGATTGCCAAACGTTTTAAATATTTTATTGATAGTGAAGATGGATTTGGTTTAGAGAATACACGTGCATTGCTTGAAGGTGATAGTATTGACCACTTGATTACTATCGGTGAATCAGTAAAGCGTACTAAAGAAAACACATACCGTGAACACATTGTCCCTTGTATTTTAATTTACAATCAAGCGGTTACTATGACTATGGAAAAACGTAGTGTAACCGAAATAGCACAAATGATTAAAAATAATTTAGCTATTGTATTGATTACCAATGAAGAAGCAGAATTGCTTGACAATGAATTAGACATGCAAACAAGTATGCCCGAAGGTTGGGATTTTGGGGATAGTGTTTTTGCAAGACTTACTGTTGCCCAAATACAGTTGAAATAATCTAAATAGTAGTATATAATAGACATATGAAATACGCACTCATTGACACAGCAAACACATTCTTCCGTGCCCGTCACATTGCATCACGTAATAGTGATACGTGGGAAAAGATTGGTATGGCCCTTCATCTTACAATGGCTAGCACTAATCAAATTGTTAAAAAGTTTGGAATTGACCACGTAGTATTTTGTTTAGAGGGCCGCAGTTGGCGCAAAGACTACTATGCTCCTTACAAAAAGAATCGTGTAATAGATACAATGTCTCAGACAGAGGCTGAAGTAGAAGAAAATAAAATGTTTTGGGAAACATACGAAACTTTTACTACGTATCTTAAAGAGAAAACAAATGTAAGTGTATTGCGTGATCCTAAGGCAGAAGCTGATGACTTGATTGCCCGTTTCATTCACTTGCACCCAGATGACGAACATTTTATTATCAGTAGCGATACTGACTATGTTCAGTTAATCACAGAAAATGTAAAACAATATAATGGTGTTGCTAATCAATTGATTACACTTGAGGGTTATTTTGATGACAAGGGTAAAATTGTTAAAGATAAGAAAACTAAAGAACCCAAACTATTGGAAGACCCAAAATATTTGCTATTCAAAAAGTGCATGAGGGGAGACGGTACGGATAATGTATTCAGTGCTTATCCTGGTGTGCGTGAAAGGGGCAGTCAAAAGAAAGCTGGATTAGTTGAGGCTTATCAGGACCGTACTAAGCAAGGTTTTGATTGGAACAACATGATGTTACAACGATGGGTAGACCATGATGGTGTTGAGCATCGGGTACGTGATGACTATGAACGCAACCGAGTATTGATTGACTTGACAGCACAGCCAGAAGATGTTAAACTATCAGTAGATACAAACATCCGTGAAGGTGTTCGTAGAACCACTATCCCACAAGTTGGAATTCACTTGATGAGATTTTGCGGTAAGTATGATTTAAATAAAATTTCTGATAATGCAGACACATATGCAAAATGGCTTAACAGCCCTTATACAGGTATATTGACATGAGCGAACGAATTAAACAACTTGCCCAAAAGGCATATGCAGATGTTATCAAGAATACTCCTAGTTTTCTTGTGACTAAAGAACTATACGAACAAAAGTTCGCCGAGTTGATTGTTCTCAAATGTGCTGAGATTGCTGATACTGCGGAACCGTTCCTTGCTTCGGATTTGATTAAAAAACATTTCGGAGTTGAACAATGAACACACCAATCGTACCTGATAATGTAATCAAGATGTGGGCTGATCCTAGATTTCAAATTTTAGCGGATGTTGATAAACTATTACATGGTAACAGAGTATGGGCGGGCATGGAATGGAGTTATGGTTATATACACCCTCATCAGTATCGCCCTGTTGCAGAGAAGGTACGCAAAGCATTGGATGAACTATACAAAGAATATGGAATTGAAGAATGAGTTACGACCACGAAAAACAAAAACTTACAAACTATGAAAGCCTAGATAATCCAAAACTTGGTGATTATTGGCAAGAGATGTTTTGTCCTTATTTTTTAGTAGTTGATGTTAAAGGTAAAGATATTACTGTATTGAGTTGTCTGGGTGGACCTAATAGTTATAATCGTAAACATGAACCTTGCGCTAGAGTTGAAGTTGATAAAGGTCATTGGACTTGGGACTTGACTAAGGCAATGGTAGTTGACCGTGATTGGATGGCTAAGGCTGTCAAGTATGGTTCAATCGAAGGCTTCTGTGCTGATGTATGGAACAGTGAAAAAACTGTTCAGATGGCTATGGAATGGCGTGACTGGAAACAAAAAGAAATTCGCAAACAAATTCAAGACCTTGAAAAACAATTTAATGATTTCACCGGTTGGTCTATTTTGAAAGATGGTGTTGAAGCATGATTAATGAAAAATCAATTGACAAAATAGGTGATTTTTTAGTAGGTATATTTCATCGACTAGCATTATTTGCTATAGGTGCCGCAACTGTATGGGCGGCTGGATTGACGTTTATCGACCTATTCAATCAGCATCACGCATCAGTGGGTGATTTATTGTTGATGTTCATTTACCTAGAGATTGGTGCTATGGTTGGTATCTATTTCAAGACCAATCACATGCCTGTTAGATTTCTATTGTATATTGCTATCACAGCATTAACCAGACACATGGTAGATATTATGAGCCATGCTCCTATCAGGATTGAAGAAATGATTAGCGTGGCGGTGTCAACTATTCTTGTTGCATTGAGTGTATTGGTTATACGATATACAAGTGCTAGATTTCCTAGCGATAAAAAGGATGATACAGTATGACAACTTTTATTACTAATACTTCTGGTATAACTTTTAGGGAAATCAAACATAGTGACCCGGACTTTACAATGACTGATGGTATTAAATTAGTACCACGTGCTGCCTTTAAGGTTAGTCAACGATGTCCTGGCAATTATGTAAGTTTGATTAAGGAATGTATTAATCAAGGTTGGCTACAACCAGTAGCATATATAAAAGAATCAGATTATGTTTGGGAAAAAATTGCAGAATGAAAAAGATTTTTTATGAAAAAGTTGGGCGCAGGTATAAACCTGTGTATGAATACGACCAAACATTAATGGATGCATTCCCTAAAGGTGCACATCTTGTAATGTGCTATCCTGGTGGACAAAGCACACGATATAATGTTAAAATTGATTATGCTCCCTTGATTGCGGCAGCACGTGTTGCTGAAGATGCAATTTGTAGTGCTATTCATAGGGCCAGTGAAGCAAAGCCCAAAGAACAACCTATTACCGAAAGACAGCGCAAGGCGTGGCAAGAAATGAAGGCTGCCTTTGGTGATGAATTTTTTAGTTTAAATTATGGTAGCATTCGTGACTACTCAGAGGCTGGTGTTAAAGCCATGATAGATGAAGCTAAAAAACTTATGGATAACCCATCAGCAAAGAAAGCCTACGACCATTTTCAATTGGTATGTGAATTAACCAAAGAGGAACAAAAATGAAAGATATCCAAATCAATGGTCTTACCGCAGAACAGGTACAAATGCTTGATATGATGTGGAGTATTGAATCATCAGATGATATGGATGATTGGCTTAATAGTCTTACTGACAAAGAAGTTAAAGTAGCCGAACAACTGAAAAATCTATTAGTACTTACACTAATTGATGAATCAGTTACAGATTACAGTATGGCAAATAATTACTTAAAGAAATTTCAGTTATGATTAATATTGATATTGCGTTAGAAAATCCTTATCCCAGTAATGATTTTAGGAATATTTGGCTGAAGCATGGATTAATATCTAAATTCAAGGCCTGGGAACTGCAACTATACAAAGACCCTGAATGCATTTTTGGTTTAGGCTTTAGATTTTCATTTCGAGGTCATGACCATGCTGGATTAAGAATCAATCTAGGATTTTTTACCTATCGTTTTGATATGCATATATACGATACTCGACATTGGAACCATGAAACCAATAGTTGGTAATTTACCCTTTACACTTGAAATCCATAGAAATAACTGCTAACATAAGAAAAGGTATAAAAAATGACACAGGTACTAATTGCTAAACCAGTAGTTAAAAATCAATTTTGGATCGTTACTAACGGCACAGAAAAAGTAGGCAACGTTCTTGCTGAGGGTAGTGGCTTTGAGGTTAAATTGAATGGTAACAAACAATTTTATAAAAACACATCAGCTATTCAAAAACAAACTAAAATTGAATTTCAACACCCCGGGGCACCTAAGGTAAAACAAGAATTACCTCTTAGTGAATATCCCACTACAAAACGTGTATTCAATTCAATTGTTGATATTAAACGAAAAATTCATTTGTTTACCAAAACACAAAAGAGCAAATGCTATCATGCCGCAGGATGGTTTGTATTGAAACAAAGTGCTGAGCCTGAAGTTACTTTTTGCCCTAAGTATATTTTTGTACAAAGATACCCATATTCAGGTCCTTATAAAACAGAGGCCGAAGCATTGAGTATGATAAATACACATAATGATTAATATTAAAAGATTTATCGATAGAGTAGCTAGTGTTGATAGCAGACAAGGAAAAGACGTGGTCATTCCTTTATCTGAGGCTAGGGGTTTACGTGACGAACTAGCAAAGTTACTTATAGATAAAGCTGAAGAATTACAAAACAAACCTGAAGAAGTAATTCAAGTACAAGTTACGGGAGGTTCTTTCAAATGAGCAGAACTCAACCCAAAGTACTTGTTGAAATGGTAGACAAGAAAACATATAAATGCGACCAAATTGTAGAAGCCAGTGGTATTTGGGCTGTGTTTTATGACAGACAACCAATCAATTTGAAAAGCCAACATTACTTAGATAATGAAGCTACACCTAAATACAAGAAAACAAGTTTTAGTAATCCTGGACATGCAAGAAATTTATGCAGAAAATTAAACGACCAGTTTAAAACTAATAAATTTACAGTTGTGTTTATGAATAATGGTACAACTGTGTACCCAGATGAATAGAAGACATCTAAAAGAAACTATCACTAAAGCAGTACTAGCGCAATTACCGTCATCTGAATTTACACCACAGGTAATAAAAGATTGGTGGCTTACTAAGTCAGGCGATAGCCTTAGATTATCTCAACTAGGTGACATGGCATTTCGTCATGCAGAGATAGAATTTTTTGACTTACCTATTGAAATCACACAAAACAATTGGCACAAGTTTATACTTGACTGTGGCAAAAAAATCAAATGCCCATATTACATAGGGGTAAATACTGATGACGGCAAAAAGAAAGCTATGTACATAAGGTTGTATGATAGTAAGATTGCCGTAGTTATGACATTGTATGGGGACATACATAGCTACTTAGATTCAATAAAGGTGAAATAATGACTGAAGAAAAGAAAAGCAAGAATCCATTTATCAACATGGCTAATGAAGCTAAAAAGAAAAACAATATTCCAAATGCCAAACACTTAGAAGGTAAGATGCCTAAGGTTAATACTAAGGGTTTTGGTGGCAGTAGTGTTGTTCGCAGAACTGGTCGCGGTGGTTAATACCAAATACCTTCGTTACGCATTCGTTTAGAAAAGCTAGCGTAGTTACTGCAAATCCCATAGCATCGTAATTTTATGGTGCTATACATTCCCCTATCCTGAATTTCAGGAAGAAAAATAATACTAGTGTTATTGATTGCAACCGTACCAGGAGTAATCAACTGTCCACCACTAGTAGTTACAGGAGTATTTTCTTGTTCATTGGGAAACCAAAAGTAATTAGGATAAGATTTAGCCGGCTGAGTTGGTAACCAAGTTTGCATTTCCTGATTCATTGCATTAAGAAAAAATCGGTTACCTTGAATAAATTTTTCACTGACCACTGTTCTGGGTTGGTAAACTCCCAAATAGATAACACCATCTATTCTCCAAACATTTTGTAATACAGCATACCCATGATTGAATGATTTTCCAATTTGGTCTGGTGTACCGGCATACTCAAAGTTTGTGCCGTCGTAAATTCCTTGATAAGATATATATTGCATACTGTATTTAGTAATCGGGTAAGAACTTGTCAACGAAAGTGTAGGCAAAGGCGTTATATATGTGTAGACACATGAATCTACATTAACTTTTAAAGGAAATATCATGAAATCAATCGTTACTCTAATCGCTACTCTAGCAACCGTATCAGCATTTGCACAACCTGCAAAAACACCAGTAGCCGCAACACCAGCACCAACTGCACCCGTAACAGCACCGGCCGCACCTGCTAAGGCAGAGGCACCTAAGGACGAGATGAAGTTGGCTAAGAAAAAGGAAGACAAAAAGGCAGATGCCACTAAAAGTGCTCCTGCTAAAACAGAAGCTAAACCAGCAGCCGAAGCTACTAAGAAGTAATCCAACTAAATTTTCGTTATTTGTCTTAGATGACAATGACGATGATATAGACCTTGACGATGACGGAATAATAACTGGATATCGCCGTAAGGATGTAGACAAGTCAAGTAATCTTCAACCTGAACCAGATGAAGAATTAAGTGATTATGTTACAGTGAGATTAGCTTTAGCTAGGGCAAAGGCTTTAGTGAAATATAAAGAGACTTATGGAACGGCATAAGTATATAGGGAATGAAAGTTCCCTATATTTTTTTATCATGACTATACTTTCCGATTTTATAATACCCCAACTTAGTGGCCTAACATTAGACACTACTGGACACGATACCTTTAAGTATGCATTGGACAAAAATCATTTTAACAATTATCCGTATAACATTAGTTACAAATACAATGTTAGGGGCTATCGTGATGATGAATGGCCTGAAAATTTAAGCGACTGTATATGGTGTGTGGGTGATAGTTTTACCAGTGGCGTGGGACAACCATATGAGCATATATGGCCTCAAG